CAAACATTAACTGGAAGTATATCAGCCAGTGGTCTAGTGTTCCCTATAAGAGCCACACAAGGGTCAGAAGAGGCGATGTTAATGCAGCAAGGGCATTTATTAACTAAAGATAAAGTGTTGTATACTGGGTCTCTAAACACTAGTGGCAACATTCTAATTGATATACAAGGTGACATGTACGGAATCGTTCCGGCAGGAATACATACTTGGGGAGCAGCAGGTAGTACAATCTATAATAAAATGTATTTAAGACATACTTTAACTGGAAGTCTTTATATTTAAAATGACTATTTCTATGAGAATTATCGGAATTAATAATGCAGTAGCATATATTAATAGAAAGAAACTTAGTGTTAAAAATGGAGTTTCAAAAGGGACTATTAAAGCAGCTGAAGGATTAAAAGAAGAAGTTCAAGCAAGTATTTCTGGACAAAGAGCTGAACATAGAAGTGTTGATACAGGTGCATTCTTAGCATCAGTAAAAGTAGGTACTAGTTCTACTAATACAGTTGCTGTATTTTCTGATGTTGACCATGCTAAATATTTAGAATATGGAACATCTAGAATCCCTGCTAGAAGACATTTTAGAAATTCAATGGATAGAAATAGAAAAAATATAACTGAAGAAATTAATTCTTCTATCAAAAAAAGTATTTAACTATATAGATATCAAATAAACATTTATAAATAAATTTTATTTTAATATAATATTACAAGTGAGTAATAAATTAAATCCAAGTGAGGAAAAAATATGAATAAAGATTTCGAACAAATCGCAGCATTGTATGGTATAAGTAATACCGAAGCAGAGACATTATATAAAAATTATGGTTCTATTAAAAATTTAAAATTAGCAGTATATTCTGATAGTGTTCCTGAATTATCAATTAAAGATATTGGTAGATTAAAAAAATATTTTGATACTCTAGTTATAGAAGTTGTTACACCAAATATTATTAGTTCTAAAAAATGTAATTCTTGTAGATTACAATTACCTAAAAATCTCGATAATGGAATATGTCCACATTGTAAGGTGAGAAATTAAAATGGTTGTATCATCTGACACATTTATAAGTGATGTAATAATATTCATTAGAAATTTATTACGTTCAAATACTTCTGACCCACTTTCTAGAACAGATGGAATTGGATTTATTAACACTGCTTTTCCTAAAAGGAATACTCAATATCCTTTAGTAACAGTAATGAATACAGGAATACAATCTCAAAGATTAGGTATGCAATCAGAAAAACAATGGACAACAATAATGTTAGAAGTTCAAGTTTATAGTAGAAATAGTAAAGAAGTAGATGAAATTGCTCAAGATGTAGTTAATATATTAAGAACAAATGAAATAGGAACAGATAGTACTAGAGTTGAAGAAATCTTTGATTTTAAGATTAGTTCAATGGTTCCATTAGTAGAAAAAGAAGGAGACTTAACAATTCACAGAAAAGTTATAACATGTGAATATAAAGTTATATTATAAAATGATTATTAGAAAAAAAGGAGGTTTAATATAATATGGGTATTTATGTATCAGATAATAATAAAGTATTATTCAAATATGAAAGTGGCACTTATGCAACACCATCAGGACAAAGTGGAGCATGGTTAGGTTTAGTAACAGAACATACACCTACAGATAATGAAAACATTGTTAATGTAAGATATACTGGAACTACGAATAGAAATGTAGGACAATTTATAAACACTGCTAAAGATTACGAAGGAACAATTACGTTCCATCCACAAAACTTTAGAATGTTTGGGTTCGCATTAGGTAGTACAGTCGATTCAGGAAGTCCATCACCTTATGCTCACGTAATTAGTGAAATTAATAGTGATGATAGTTATGCTTATACAAGTGGTATAACAACTAATTTTCCATCATTTACATTAATTGATAGTAAGAAAGAGCAAACAGATGGACAACATCAAATTAGAACTTATAATGGATGTGTTGTTGATAGTTTATCATTTACTGCGTCTCAAGGAGAACCAGTAACATGTGAATTAAGTTATAAAGGTCAAAGTTTAACTATAGGAAGTAAGACATCAGACATTGTTCCAATACAAGATGAAGACACAACAAGACCATATATCTTTAGTGATGTTCAAGTACATCTACCTTCAGGAACTAAAATTAATGAAGTTACAGAAGTTGGATGGACAGTTAATAATAATTTAGAACCAAGACACTATGATAATGGAAGTAAAGTTGCAGATAATTTTACACCAACGAATAGAGAATATGAAGTTAGTGTAACAATGGACGCAAATGGAACTTGGGGTAAAACTTTATACGAACAATATTGGCAAGGTGGAAGTTCATTTAATATGTTAATGGAAGCTGTAATTAATACTGGAAGTGAACAAGGATTTATATCAATGAGTGGTTGTAAAATTACAACATTTGAAAGTCCAAGTCCATCAGAAGGTATTAACGAGTATAATATAACAATCATGCCACAAACATGTTCAATAGCTACTGACGATTTAATCGAAAAACACAATCCTTGGTAAACTTAATGTTATATAAAGCTAACAGGAGGTCATCATAATGAAGAATAAAAATAAGAAATATAAAAATTTATCTTTTTTACAAAAGATATTATATCTTATCATAGTCGCAGATTTGTATATTCTTGCTATATGGTTTGGTTCATTATTATTGAAAAATATAATAACATGGTTTACTTAAAAAAAGAAACAATATTTTTTGAAAGAGATGAAAATGGACAATTATTACCAGTAGAGATTACATTAGAATTATTACCAAATAAACCAGTAATTAAAGCAACTCCTTTAAATAAAGGAGAGTTATCTAAAATATCAAAAGATATTGGAAGTGAAAACGAAGCAAATATTGATATTGATATTATAATAAACCATTGTAAAAATCCAGAATTTTCAGAAAACGATAGAGAATCTTTAAAAACTGCTGGAAAATTAGAAATTAGCAACGCAATTGTTATTGCAATATTAGCATTAAGTACAAATATGTCTCAACAGGAAATTGTAAATAAAGGTAAAGAAACGTCTATTAATAAAAAATTAGAAGATTTTCAAACTGGGTAGAGATGGAACATAAAGAAGACCTTTATTCTTTTTTACATGATAAAGGGTATACTTTCTTTACCCTTCCGAAATTAACATTAAGTGAAATAAATCTTTTACTTTCAGTATTTAATAGAAAACAAAAAAGAAAAGAAAAAGCTTATAAAAAAGTTTCAAAAAGAAAACGATGATAATGATAAATAATAAAAATGGTAAGTAATATATTAGCAGGAGCAGCAGGTGGAGCAGGTGTTAATATAGTTATTAACGCAGTAGATAATTTTAGTAACACTTTTAAAAAAGCAAATGCTAAAGTTATGGGTATGAAAAACGCGTTAATTGGAGGAGCTATTGGAGGAGCAATAGCTGCTGGTGCATTAGTGGGAATAACTAAATCAGGTATAGATATGGAAACTGCAATGATTGGAGTTAAAAAAACAACTGGTTTTACAACAGAAGAAATAAGTAAATTAAAAGGAGAATTAATGACATTATCAGATACTATGCCTACTACTGCAATAGAAATGGCTAATATTGCTGAAATTGCTGGACAACTTGGAATTAAATCTACTGAAGATATAAAATCTTTTTCAACAACTGCTGCAAAAATGTCAATAGCAACTGAAATGACTGCAGAAGAAGCTGCATTAAGTTTAGCTAAAATTTCTAATGCTTTTGGATTACCAATTAGTCATGCAGAAAATCTTGGTTCCGTAATCAATGAATTGTCAAATTCTACTGCTGCTAATTCTAAAGAAATATCAAGTGCTATGGTTAGAGTTGCAGGTTCTGCAAGTACTTTAGGAATATCTGAATCAGTTATAGCTGGAATGTCGGCGACATTGATTGGTGCTGGTGAACCTGCTGAAAGAGCTGGTACGAAAATGAGAAGTGCATTTGATTCAGTAGTTAATAAAATAGATGAAGCTGAAAAAATATTACCTGGATTTGGTAAAGCATTAAGAGAAGATGCAAATGGAGCAATTATAGAATTAATTAAATCTTTACAAAATATAGAAGACCCTGTAACAAGACAACAAAAGGCTATGAAAATATTTGGAAAAGTTGGAGCTAGTGCTATTAGTAAATTAGCAAATAATTTTCCAGAAATGGAGAAAAATATAGCTACAGCTAATTTTGAAATTGAAAATGCAACATCATTACAAAAAGAATATGATGCTCAATCAGATACAACTGAAAATAAATTAAAAGAATTATCAGGTTCTTGGGAAAATCTAAAAATAACCCTTGCAGATGTTTTAATACCTGCATTAAAATCAGTAATAGATTTCATTAAACCTGTAATTAGTGCAATTGCAGGTGCACCAAAATGGGTTAAAATTGTTATTATTGCTTTACTAGCATTAGCAGTTGTAATAGGAATTGTTTCTATATCAGTGTTATTATTAAGTGCTGTATCACTACCATTAATAGCAATAGTATTAGCAATTATTGCAGTTATTATAGCTGTTATATTAATAATAAAAAATTGGGGAAAAATTATTAATTGGATAAAAGGTATATTTTTAAAATTTATAAATTTTATATTAAAAATTGTAATAGCTTTAATAATGGCATGGGAAAAATTTAAAGATTTTTGGAAAATATTATGGTCAGGAATTAAAAATATATTTACTAAAATTTGGGATGGAATAGTAGAAGCAGGAAAAACCGCTGTATTATTTTTATTCAAATTAATGAAACCTTTATTAAAGGCTTTTGATAAAGTATCTAGATTTTTCGGTGGAAAAGGAATTGATATAAGTGGATTGCAATCTAAAATATCTCAAGGATTTGATTCTATTAAAGGTGAACTTATAGATTTAGATAAATTAAGAGCTCAATTAGAAACACAAAGAGAAATAAAAAAAGCAACATTAGAGGCTGAACAACAAATATTATTAAAAAGTATTGGAGAAAAAATTGGATTTGAAGAAAATACAAATGCTAATGAAGCGTCATCTAATAATGTAGAAGTTAACATTGAAAATCTTAACGCAACAGATTCAGATTCTGTTGCCAATTCACTTCAAGATATACTTAAAGATAAAATCAATATTTAAAATGACAATAAAAAGAAATAACAAAGGACAATTTATAAAAAAAGGTATACCTTGGAACAAAAATTTAAATGGGTATTCTACTTCTAAGAAAAGAAAAACATATGAAGAAATGATGGGAAAAGAAAAAGCTAATAAATTAAAAAAATTATCATATAAATATGTTGGTAATGGTGATTTAATAATAGGTGGAAAAAATCCTGATTTTGTTCATAAAAATAAAAAAATATTAATTGAAGTTGGGAATACTTTTCACCATGATGAAAATTATGAAAATATTAGACAATCCCATTTTAAAAAATATGGATATAAATGTTTTGTTTTTATTCAGAATAAATTAAACGAAAAATTTATTTTAAATAAATTGGGAGTAAACTGTGACAATATACACTAAATTTAACATATCAGGAATCAGAATAAATGACGTAATGTCATCTAAAGTTATGAAATCTATTGGTGATAATAATTCATCTTCTAAATTTGGAGCAAGGGTTGATAATTATGCAGGTAGACATTCTGGTACTTGGGTAATTGGAAATGAAGTTGAAATATATGCAGATGTTGGTTCTAATCCTCCTACTACTAAAATATTTGCTGGGATTCTTGAAACTATAAAATATCCAAGTAATGAATTAAAAGAAATGATAGACTTATCAGGAAGAGATTATACTGCAAGATTAATCGATAGAACAGTTGAACCAGAAGTTTATACTAGTCTTCCGGCTGGAAGTATTGTAAAAGATATTATTGCTAAATATACAGACGATATTACTGTAACAAATGTTGATGATTCACCAACAACTATTTCTAGAATTCAATTTAATCATACGCCAGTATTTGATGCAGTAAAACAATTAGCTGAATTAGCTGATTATACATTTTATGTTGATACTAATAAAGATTTACATTTTAAAGAAAAGTCTGTTGAAAGTAGCGGGTTTATCTTTACTAGTGGTAATGTAACACAAGCCAATATAACAGAAAGAAGAGATACTATTTTTAATGAAGTATGGGTTTATGGTGATAGATATTTAGATTCAGCTAAAGAAGAATTTACTGCTGGTAGTCCATTAGGGGGTAGTGTATTTAATCTTACATATAAACCCCATAATACAAGAGTAGATATTGGAAGTCCAGTTACTGAATTAACAAGGCAAAAAGGTGGAATTGCTAATATGAATATTATACCTCAAAGTGGTGTTAATTATTTAGTGGATTATAATGATAAAACAATTATATTTGTTAGTGGTACAACATTAGGATATGATTCAGTTCCTGCTAGTGGTGGATTTGTAACAGTAGATTATCAAAGAAGTTTACCAATAGTAAAAGTAGGAAGAACACAAGGAAGCATTGACAAATATGGAAAAAGAATTAAAAAAATAATAGATAGAGAAATAAAAGACCCAGATACAGCACAAGAAAGATTAGTAGCAGAATTAGCATTAACTGCTGTACCAGAAAAAGAAGGTATATTAAGCATAAAAGGAGTAGTAGATGTTACACCTTCACAAACAGTTATAGTTGATTTACCTCATCAAGG